GTGATCCCGAGAAGATCCGGGACAACCTCCAGTCATTGGTACCGACCTATCAAAGGCACTACACGGTTCTTTCCGGCGGCGAAACCGGCAATAATCCTGCGGTGAATCCGGACTGAAACCGGTTCGCCGTTACCAGTTCAGGCCCTACGCGGTGGCAAAAATTCACTTTTGAGTGCCATTGACTTGTTTTTATGCTATTCTGGAACATGATAGGACCCACTGGGCCGGGTCCCCGTCTGCTCATCTACTACTCATAAGGAGAGACCTATGCGCTCTACTTGGTTAGTTGCGCTGATCGGAGTGGCTGTTCTGGCCATGCCGGCCGCGCAATGCTCTGTTCTTATCTCCGACTGGGATGGCGGAGGCCCCGTACCGGGATCGACGATCTTCAACCAGCCGACCTTTTCCGGGTCGACCAGTGGCAACATCGATCCTTCGGTGAACTCCACGACGATCACAACAGAAATGGCTTTCAGCGGCACTCAGTCACTAAAGGTCGATCTGTTGTGGAAGGATGCCGATCCCGCCCGATGGTGCCGGCTGACCCCGTATGGAAATGCCTCGGCATACGGACGGAACCCGACCATCGACTTTACCAAGGCGTTGACGATGCGGATGTTTGTTGCATCTGAAGATGCTTTGGCGATTGCAATGACGGCACGGGAAACCGGTACCACCAAGGAGATCGGTGAGAACGGCGGCACCTCCGGCGGAATCGAGTTCATCGGCTCCGAAACCGGCGCTCCGCCCACGCCGCTACCCCAACACGTCATTACCCCGGGTTCCTGGCAGGACCTGACATTCTTCCTGCCCTGGGAACCGGTGAAGGCGTTCGCGGGCGCGACCGCTGACGGTGTGCTGTCCAGCGCGACCATGAAGGGTGTCATCGACTCCCTGTCGATCCGCAGTCCGGGCACCGGCAAGCGCGCGAGAATTATGTAGAGGGCGAGGACGGTTGGGCCATATTCAAAAATGGCAACGCGGAATTCTACAACATCTATATCCGAGGCGGCACGATCGAACTGGATTCTATCCCGTCGCTTGGAACTGTGCACGAGAACGTTGTGGACAACTACAGCTTCGAGCGTGTGAGTTCTGGCAAGCCGGCTTCCTGGAAGGTCAACGGCGACTGGGTAGTAGACGATGCCGATGCGTACCACGGGTCGCGGTCTATGCGCTGCACCGGGTCCGGGACGCTCTACTCGACTTGGGGGCCGTGTAACGCCGGACTAGACGTCAAGGGCGGCGTGGCGGTCAAGTCGGATGTCGCGCCGACCAGTCCCACGATTGTCGGCAGCGCGACCGGATCAGGAACGGGAACGTCTGTGGTATGCGTAAGCTCCGCTAACGGTCTGTTCGTAGGAGTAGGCGGCAGCGCGCCGAAGCTCGTGTCGTTCGACATGCGCGATCCGGCTAATCCTGTCGTGCGGAGCAGCATCAGTCTGAGCTACACGCCGCGACGTCTATGGATTAGCGGTTTGATGCTGGGAATGATCGGCGACAATGAATTGAAGCTGTATTCTATAGGTACAGATCAGACGTTGGATTTATACAATACATACAATATAGATAACCCGCTGTCTATACTTGCTATCTCGGCTGGATACAATCACTCCATCTGTCTCGGTCCTGATGCTATGATTCGTGTTTGGGGATACAACAACCAAGGCCAAGTTGGAGATGGGAGTATTACCAATCGAAACTCGCCCATTCTCATCGGGAGCTGTACATGGAAGGCCATCGCAGGCGGCGGTTCCCATTCCCTCGGTATTCGGGCCGACAATAGACTGTTAGCTTGGGGAGACAACTACTATGGCCAACTAGGTGATGGAACTACAACAGATCGTACTTCACCAACGCTCATTGGTTCGTGTACCTGGAAGGCCATTGCGGCAGGAGAACTTCATTCACTCTATATCCGGGGAGATGATAGGCTTCTAGCTTCTGGGTACAACGGCAATGGGCAACTTGGTGATGGAACTACGACAGATCGTACTTCTCCAACGCTCATTGGTTCGTGTACATGGAAGGCCATTGCTGGCGGTCAGTATCATTCTCTTGGTATCCGGGCCGATGATAGACTATTAGCTTGGGGATACAATTCTTTTTATCAACTTGGGGATGGAACCACGACAAATAGAACATCACCGACACTAATCGGAACTTGTACTTGGAAGGCCATTGCCGGCGGCAATACCCATTCGCTTGGTATCCGGGCCGATGATAGGCTTCTGGCCTGGGGATTGAACCCATATGGCCAACTTGGGGATGGAACCACGAACACTCAAACATCGCCGACGCTAATCGGGTCATGTACTTGGAAAGCTATTGACACCGGCCATGTCCATTCCATCGGTATCCGGGCCGATGATAGACTGTTAGCTTGGGGAGACAACACCCGTGGCCAAGTTGGGGATGGTACCACGACACAGCGAACATCGCCGACGCTAATCGGGTCATGTACTTGGAAAGCAATCAATGGCGGCAAGTATCATAGCCTTGGTATAAGAGCCGACAATTACATAATGGCATGGGGTGCAAATGAATATGGCCAACTCGGAGATGGTACATGGAATGACAAATCCAGCCCGCAAGAAACACTAGTATTTGAGCGATATACCATCACTCCAGGCCCACACACGGCGCTTCTATTAGGCGATTATATATATAACGCCGTCGGCTCAATGTTCTATGTCATCAACACTTCGAATTATTCGACAGCACGGAGCTTCAGGTTGCCAGGATCAATAGGTCCATATTCATTGGCTCGTTCCGGCAACATGCTCTACGTTGCCGCACTCGGCAGCGCCCACCTGTTCTCAGTAGATATCTCTGACCCGTTAGCTGCGGCAATCCTCGACACGGCCACGCCAGCCGCAGCGGCCACTGACATCGTCGTCTATGGGAACAATCTATACCTACAAACGGCATCCGACGTGAAGGTCTATGACGTTTCCGATCCCAGCGATATCACGTACGTGCGGGCGTTCGGGGACGCATCGAACGGTACGTACGGACTTGCGCTCTACGGTGCCTATCTCTACACATGCGGCGTTTCCTCCGGGAACCGCGTGATCAAGGTGTATTCCCTCGCCGACCCATCGAATCCAAGCTACGTTGGAACGTCTGGGAACCAGGACAACAAGATGGCGTACCCGGACGGCTACGGAGGGAAGCTCTACCTAACGGATTATGATGGGACAGACCTTGCTCCGAAAGGCTACGCTGCCACGCTCGCTAACGCGGACATCCGGCTCTACGGGCAGTTCGGCACTGCGGCAACCATCGGCGCGGCAACGTTCACCGGCTCCGGTCTGGACGATATGACCTCAGGCGGCCACTACACCGGTCTGGAGTCAGATCCAATCTCGTATCGCGTCCAGATTGACGGAACCGGCACGCCGGACACGTTCAAGTGGTCTAATGACGGGGGTGCGACATGGGTTGTCACCGGCGTCAACATCATGGAAGCGGCGCAGCATCTAGAGGACGATGTCAAGGTGACGTTCGGCGCCACAACTGGCCACACAGTCGGCGACCGCTGGGACTTCACGGTGACGCCGTCGCAGGTCCTGGACACCGTGCAGATCTACCGCGGGAACCGGGACAGTCCGCTCGCGGTTGACACGTGGCAGGGCGCCGTGCGCGTATTGCCAGCCGGAGCCGTATCTGGAGCGGCGCAAGCCATGCGCGCAGTGGTAGAGTCGAACGTAGGGGGAAGCGACAAGGTTTGGGTAGACGCAGTTTCCCTCCGCAATGAAGTGTGATATAATAATGGCAGGAGGTGGAACATGAAAGTCGCGTCGGGAGTAATGGCGATCGTGGCGTCCCTGATTCTGCTCACTGGATGCGCTAGCAAGCAATACGATCTAGGGACCCATGTCGAGGTCACTGGCCACACCGCGACGCTCTACGTCATGCGGTGGGAGGTCGTTGGGTCGGGCACGGCGGCACTTCCAGAGGACTATGTAGTGGACTGGGGAGATGGCACGTTCACATCTAATCGTGACGGCAAGCGGATAGATACCCACTGGCGTTGGGTGCACACATATGAGAACCCCGGTCAATACAGGATCTATGTCAGCGGCTCTGGAACTGTAGCGGAACTTAGCGTGGCCATTGAGTGACAGGATACTTGACACGGCCACGCTAATATGATAAACTGCGACCGAGGCACCCGAATAGGGCCCTCATTGTGCGGAGGCACGATGAGGGCCTTTCGTCTGAGCCTCGCGGGAGGTGACTTTATGGACAGTCGGGGAGGATCGGGACCGTGAGCACATTGATCAGCAAGTTGTTATCGCCACTGTTACGCAGGTTCGGTCCGGCGATCGCGGTCGAACTCCTGTGCTCGTTCGACCCAGAACAGTTAGCGGATCGTCTGGAACCATATCTCACCGCCGCAATGAATCGTATGCCATCGGAGTGGAGGCCGGTATTCGCAATGGGGTTGCGGAAACTGGCCGAACTGGCGGCGGCACTGGCAGAGTAGGAGGCTATATGGAAATGGCACAGACAGTAGCGTTGATGCTGGCAGGCGGCATCGCTGTCCCTCTTCTACAGGCAATAAAGAAGGCGCTCGGATGGCAGGGGCCGGTGATGCTATGGCTATCCTTTGTGGCATCCATAATTCTCGCAGTACTCGTTCTACTCATGTTCGGTCAGATCTCCCTAGCGGGGATCTTCGCGAACCCTGAGATCCTGTTCGGAGCATCGGGTATTGTGATGACGCTGGCGCAGCTAATCTACGGATCAATCAAGGATAAGCTCTAGGAGGTGGTATACGTGAAGAAGATTTCTATCGCTCTTGTGGTTCTACTCGTTCTAGTAGGCGCGGCGGCTTATGCTGGACCGTTCATCGGCGGCGAGATCGTTCCATCTGGAACCACGGCCACACCATATCTCGCAATCGGATGGGATAGCGGTTCGTGGATCAAAACATCTGTTACGCTGTCGAATCCATTGATCGCCGATGGCTACTACGGGCTATCCGTTACCCCGCTGTACACGTTGACGCCGTCGTTCAGGATCGGCGGCGGTATCAGCGTATGGCTGCTAATGTGTGACTGGCAGTTTACGGATGCAATCTGGGCTGTGGGGCCCGAAGTCGTCGGGAAATGGAAGGGCGCGATGGGTTGGGTGCGATTCAATCTACCGTATCAGATATCATCTGATGCTCCATTGTTCGGGGCATGGGTTGTCTTGGGGTTCGCATTCGATGTATCCCCATGCGGTATCTCTCCGACACCTGGATGCCCGGCTTTGGGGGCGAGCACTCAATAAGGAGCTGATATGCGTAGACTTGTAGCGGGCCTTGTTATCGGGCTGGCGCTGACCATAGGGGGATGCGTATGGCTATTCGATGACGAGCCGGAGGTTGATCCGTACGTAGCGCAATTCACTGCTACGGTAGCGGGCATATCTACCGTCGTGGTGGACGCGCAGGCGTCCAAAGCGGACAAATATATCTGGGACTTCGGGGATGGGACAAAGGTCCAAGGAGACCAGAAGAAGGCAATCGTCTCGCATACGTATGACAAACGGGACATTTATGTAATCATCCTCATCTGTGAATGGAATACTGCTTCCGGGGGCGGATCAGCCGATGGCGGGTGCTGCGGTCCGCCTCCGGGGCCCGGCGGCGGGGGTGGAGGATCAACCCCATCCGGCGAGCCTACGATTCGTACTGCGTACCGCATCGTAGATATGACGGGCGGCGAGAATACGCTCAAACCCATTCTCATCACGCTCAACGGTTGGGGCGGCGTTGCCGACAGCTTCTATCCTGGCCAGAAGGTGTGCCTGTGGGCCGGAGAGTCCATCGGCGAGAACCTATGGTACCAGATGGAGATTGTCAGAGTTGTATCGGCGGATGATCCGACGCCGATCCCGTACTGCTGGCAAGCAGACAAAGTGGGCGGCATCATCTGTGAGCCTGAAATCCGGTATATCCGCACAGAGGAAAAGTCGTTCTGCTGGTATATCGCAGGTCCAAGCCATTGTAGTGGAGAGACGTGGACGTTCCGTGTGACGCTGTGGATAACCGACGCATACGGACGGCGAGCTAGCACCACCAAGTTCATTTATTCGGGGTGCTGTCCGTGACGTGATGTTACTCGCGGGCTGGAGGCGACTCCCCCGACCGCCTCCCGATCGCAATCCGCCTCCAGCCCGCAGTAACACCGATTGGGGGGTGATAGGATGGACTGGATCGCGCAACTCAAGGACTTGTCCATCGGAATTGCATTCGCTGTCGTCTTCGTGATTGGAATTGTTATCATACTCAAGCGTATCATTGAGCCGTTCCAGTCCGAGATCAAATCATCGCTCCAGCAGAACTGCACCACGCTGGACCGCATTGTTACAAACCACTTGGATCACGACAGAGAAGAGCGCAAAAACACGCGCGAGGTCATGAAGGAGGTATCAAAGGCACTTCAGAAGCAGACCGAGGTTCTGAACGGGCTAGTGGACACAGTACAGCGGAACATACACCGGGAAAAGTGAAATCTGTCGTAGCGTTAGCGGACCTGCACTGTGGCCACCGGGCGGGGTTGACCCCGCCAGACTGGCAATGGCCAGTCCGCAACGCTCCTCCGGCGCGGGCGGCTTGGGGTGTGGCTCAACGGGAGGCATGGAAGGCCTACACAGACATCAGGCAAACAATCGGTAGTCCTGATCTCTTGATCGTTGTAGGCGATCTAATTGACGGGCGTGGAGAATCCTCCGGTAGCACAGAGCTGATCGCGGTTGATAGGTTAGAACAATGCGAGATGGCGCAGGCGGCGCTAGATGTCTGGGGGGCTCAACGTACCGTTATCGCGCGCGGGACGGCATACCACTCCGGAGACATGGAGGAATACGAGGATCTCATCGCACACGGGCTCGGCGCGGAGATTGACACCCATCCGTTTATTCAGGTCGAGAATGTCGTATTCGATGTGAAACACCGCATTAGCGGCTCACAGGTTCCCTATGGGCGGTACACGGCGCTGGCGCGTGACCGCGTATGGAACGTGCTGTGGGCAGAGCGAGATGAGGCTCCCAAGGCACAAGTGATTCTCCGAGCGCATGTGCATTATTTCGCAGCGATCTCCGGGCGCGGCTGGACGGCTATGATCCTACCTGCACTACAGTTGGGGCGGACCAGGCACGGGGAAACAAACTTCTCCGGCACCGTAGATTGGGGGCTGGTGCAGTTCACGGTAGAGGGAGGTGGGCACACATGGCGCGAATACACACGAGGCCTCCGGGCGAACGCGCGGACGCTCATCCACGTTCCATAGGCGGCGGTCACACCTGCGGCGAGGAGCTGTACGTCCCGGAACTTGAGGACGCGATGCGTGTTGTGCCGCCATGCCGTCCCTGGACAGAGAAGGAGCTGGCTGCACTGCGCAGGTACTACCGTCCTGGGATGCTGGGGGCCCTGGTTGAGTACTATGCCAAGGCCTTCCCACCGGGCCGGTCGCTGGCCGCGATCGAACACCAGGCGCGGCGTCATGGTATAGCGGGGAAACGTGGCTAGCCGACGCTCGGCATACGTAGAGGCGACCGAACTCCTGGCCTACTGGCAACAGAAGCTGGGTCTGCAATCCTGGCGCATCGGCGTTGTTATATCCCACGTCCTGCCAGTACCCGATAGCGAGGCTGCCATTGAGATCGTTTGGGAGAACGAGGTTGCGCGGCTGACCATTCTCCACCCGGACAGCTACGAGGCCAGCGGGCTGCTAGAGGAGCAGGACATTGAGCGCGCCATTGTCCATGAGCTAGTCCACATCGTGCTGGACCCCATTGAGCCGAAGGACAGGCAGTCCCTCGACTGGAGGGTATTCGAGGCCGCGGTTGATCGGTTGGCGCGCGCGATGGTGGCAGCTAGGAGAGAACGCAAGAGAAGCGCGTAAGTCCTGATTAGTAGGCACATCTGCGACAAACCGGCCTGGAATTACAGGCCGCCTAGAAACCCAAGTCGTGAGCCTGACACGGCATTCTCAACTTTGAGGTGTAAAGGACTTGACAGGTGGTAGGTGACCCGCTATAATGAGGTCGCTCGGGGGGAACCCAGAGTTCCCTCCGGGGAAAGGAGGAGGAAATGCAGAAGGAGGAGACGAATACGAACCGGATCGCGAAGATGCGAGAGGTCACACGGCAGTTGCTCGAAGCGTGTTTCCTTCCAGATTGCCCTGTGGAGTGGGCAATTCCTATCTTGTCTGAACTATCCAGCGTGCTAGGTGAAGTTACCAGCCAACTTTCCTGGTGCGATCATATCTTGGATCGTGTCAGGGAAGGCGATCTGAACGAACTCGGTGCCTTGCAGGGTACCGCCACTCAGCTCGATACCGCGGTCAGCCGGGCCGCGGTGTTGATCAAAGTGTTTCCTGATGAGTTCAGGAAGCAGCTGGAGTGGTGATGCAACCCATGGACAGTTGGAACAGTGACCTATGAACAAGCTGACGGTGATGGAGATTGTGCGTCGGTGGTTACTGGAACACCGGTATGACGGATTGTACTTTGTCAACGGCGGCGAGGAATGCGGATGTGGCATAGACGATCTTGCGCCGTGCGGAGAACCATTCCCACGCGATTGTGTCGCGGCTGTGAAAGGCCAGGACGGTCTATTCTATCCGGCGGATGTTTCTAGGGAGGAATGATGCGCGAGGATGGAACGGGCGGCATGGTAGAAGTGAGCCAGGAGGAGTTCGCGCAGCTTGTTCCTCCGGGCGCCGCGGCGGCGATTGTCGCCAGGTACGACGTGGACAGATCAGACTCAAGCACTGACTTCTTCCAAGTAAGAACGGTCTTTGAGGTTGTAATTGGTTTTTCTCCGCACACCCGCGACACGTTCTCTGAGATGCGTAAGGCTGCAGCGCAGTTCACTCCGACAGAGCATCTTGGCCCCGGCAAGACCATATGCCGAGTTCGCGCTGTACTCACGAGGAACGTAACAGATGGGAGCACTGTGTGGTGGGCGGAACAATTCTCGCCGTGGCACATGAACTGTGAACCAGGCGGGGATGGCCGCCGCTGCCACTTCATGACACGGCAAGAGGCGGAGGACTTTATAGCCTCATCTCCTCCGCTGATCCCTTATGATGTAGGCGGACAGCTTGCCACGGCGGAATTCCGGATCTTCGAGGAGAGCATAGAACACCGGGAGAAGTACGCCGGAGGGAAGGGGTACTACCTGAAGGCGGAAGGGACATATGCGAGCGGCTGGAGCGTCTGCAAGTACCCGCTACCGCTCCGTGGGGAATCCGTTGTAGTCGCCAGCTATCTTGCCAGGCCAGGCATCGGGCGGCTCGTGGCCGGACCATGGGAGGCCGTGCCCGATGCCCCAACCGGGAAGCTGGCGCAGGTCGTTGAGGAGGCGATTGCAGAATGAACAGTGTCCATAATTTCGTGGCGCGAGGAGGCTAGATGACTCAGCAGCAAACAGAGCAGGATGCAGCGGCGAGCGCAACCAAGTGGATTGAGATTATCCGCAGTCTGCACGAGGCGTACCTTGAACTGGAGAAGGGAGCGGAGAAGGTAGAAGTTGTGTGCGGACGTTATAGAGGGGACCCGAAACCCAAACGCAGGGTATTCTCGTCTGTGGATGAGATTGTAGACCATTGCCGGGCCCTCCCGCTTGGGATGTGGGCGCGTGGCGGGTGGTACGTTCCATGGGACAAGTATAACGGCTATGTGGAGTATAGGATTCTCTGCGAACCAGGATGGTTCCTGTCAGGCGAGCTTGACAGGGACAGAATGCCGTCCACGGCGCGCATAGAAGTGTACGATCGAGATACTACGCTGAAGCCCATGGAAACTCCAGATGCCGAGGATGCGTTATTGTGGTTCGCGCGGATCCTATGGCTCGATGGGTTGAGACGGAACAACTGCCACTTCCAGTGTAAAGCACTTGACAGGTGAGGGGTAACCCACTATAATAAGGTCACTTGGGGGGAAACGAAAGGAGGAAGGGATGACAAACAGGTGCCCGTTGTACGCCGTAGCAGTTATCGGAGCCAAGGACAAAGAATCGCTGATCAAGATGGGCTGGAAGGCGAGTCCATACCAACCGCACATCTGCTGGGAGTTCGTAGAACATCTACAGTATCCAGCCAAGAAGCTCGCGCGGATGATCCGTGATGCGACTGACGCCGATGCCGTTCACGTGTATCGTGGGAGAGGCGCACGTGGCCGTCTAATTGCGATGGCGTAGAAGGACGACTGAGGAGGCTAGATGAAACAAAATGAGGCTTACTCTGATTCCCTGGCCGCACAGATCCGCGGGTTGCGGCTGGCCTACGGCCTGAGCCAGGCCAAGCTGGCCGAACGGCTTGGCGTGAGCCGGGTCACAATATCTAACTGGGAGCGCGGGATAGCGGTTCCTACATCTCGCGTTATCTACAGGCGAATCCAGCAGGAACTCGAGCAGTTGCAAAGGGGGAGCGATGGAAAGCGAAACGAAGATGCGATCGGACAATCTGGGGGAGTTGATCGGCGCGCTGTCACAGGCGCAGGCGGAATTCCGTCCGATTGAGAAGAACAGGACGGTAGACGTTATGACTCGCACCGGCGGAACATACCGGTTCCGGTATGCAACGCTAGACGCGATCTTGGAGGCGGTCCGCAAGCCGCTGGCGGATCACGGACTTGCAATCACACAGCTTATTACTCTCAGGAACGGGATCCCCATCCTGCAAACGCTACTTCTACACCAGTCTGGACAGTGGGTGTCATCTGAGGTTCAGATCATCCTCACCGGTGCTGGTGGGAGTCAGGAATTCGGATCGGCGCTATCGTACATGAGGCGGTACGCAATCTCGGCGATCCTGAACATCGCTTCCCAGGAGGACGATGACGCTAACATCGCCGACGGCAACCACATCCAGGAGGTCGTACCGCAAGCTCCAGTCGCTGAGAAGGCCAGCGAGCAGAAGATCCCAAGCCTCATCAGCGAACGGCAATTGAGCTTCGTACACATGCTGGCACGGGAGCGCGGTCTGACCCATGATGAAGTCACGAACATGGCGCAGGCCATGTTCGGGGTCAGCTCCACGAAAGACTTGTCTCGTTCAGAGGCCAGTCAGCTTATTGAGCGGTTGCAGCAATTGCCGAAAGCTCAGCCGGCTCCGGACGATCTGTACCGCAAGGAGGAGGAATGATCGCCGATACCGTACGTGAGTACATAGCCGGGGAGCGCAAGAGGTCCCCCGCTATGAGCAATCGTGCCAGCGAGCTGGGTCACCCGTGCACGCGGTACCTGTGTTACCTGCGCACGGAGAGCAGGCCGCTGGTTGACGTGTCCCTACAGGAGGTCTTCCGGGAGGGACGCGATCAGGAGATAGCCGTCCGGCGACTTCTGGAAGATGCTGGGTTCGAGTTCACGAAATCACAGCAGGAGTTCTACTGGCCCGAGACACAGATCTCAGGTCACATTGACGGCGCACTCGGCTATCACCGGCGACCAGATTGGTGGCCGGCGGAGGAACCGAGCGTACCGTGCGAGATCAAGACGTGTTCTCCTTGGGCATTCCAGTCCATAGATTCCATAGATGACCTTGTGAATAGCCGGCAGCTATGGCTACGCAAATGGCCGGATCAGATGCAGGTCTACCTATTGCTTACCGGACAACCGATGGGCGTCATCATCCTGAAGGACAAGAACGCGGCAAGGATCAAGGACCTATGGGTATCGTTGGACTGGGACCGCGCTAATGAGCTAGTCCGCAAGGCAGAGGAGGTGAATAGCCACCTGGCCAGGCAGACCTACCCGGATCGTACAGAGGGAGATCACTGTGCCAAGTGTGACTTTGTTACCATCTGTGAACCGTCAATCCTTAGCAAGGACACAACGGAATGGATGAACGATCCGGAGATTGAGGAGCTGCTTGAGCGCAGGGCTGCGCTAGCGGCGGCGGCCAGGGAATACGAGGCGCTAGGAAAGACGTTGCAGAGCAAGGTCCCAGAGGGCTGCCAGCGGGCGCGGGTCGGGGAGTGGTTGATCACCGGGAAGTGGGTCGAGCGCAAGGAGCGGCTCATGCCTGCAGGCCGGTACTGGGTGCGACAGTACGAGCGGATCGGCGAGCCGGAGGTGGCCGATGCTTGAGACACTAGTAGTCGCATGTTGGATCTTGTGGCCGATCCTGTGCTATAATCTTGCTACCCGAAAACACAGGAACGGTGCACTGGCCATCGTATCCGGGCTTGTGTTCGGGTTGTTCGCCGTCCTGTATTACCTAACGGTCGGCGATGCTGAATCTCGGTAAAGGGGAGGACGCCGTGGGACCAGAGACAGCGAAGTTGATCTTGCGCCTGATCGAAGATGAGCCTGGCGTGTCAACTGAGAAGATCGTGAGACTGCTATCCCGCATGGAACCAGAGGACCGCGTGCGAGAAGCACTGGTTCTTCTGGAAGACTGGAATCTCATAGTCCGCGAGTACGGAGCGTGTTACCCTTGTTAGATCCAACGATGGGCGATGCGGCCGCGTCGCCCTTGCGACTGACGCAACCGCGTGGTGCGGCGCCGTACCAGGCCAGAAGCCTGGAGGCTGCGGTGTTTCCCTCCTCCTTCGCCGTAGTGAGGCGCGGGTTCGATTCCCGGCGTTCAGTCGCGTACAGCCG